GCCCAGCTCTTCCAGTCAGCGTAGAGCCGCTGGGAGGTGTCCTGCAGATGCGGAGCCTGGTCGCAGCGCTCCTCGAGCCACCGCCCCAGAGCATCCTCGGCCTCAAAATATTCCTCGGTGGCGGCAAGGACCGATGCGGGCGGTTTCAGACCTGTCCGCTGCCATTCCAGACAGCCCTGCAGCGCCCATGCGAGAATGCCGTCGCGTTCCGCCAGCAGCCGATCCGGCAGACGCTTGTCGCGTTTGTGGGCCGGAATAGTCACCGTGAACGGGATCATGTGCAGGCGCCGCCGCATTGCCTCGTCGACATTGCGGATCGATGGCTTGTGGTTGCCGACCACCAGCAGCTTGAACTGGGGCATGAACTCGAAGAAATCCTGCCGCATGAATCTGGCGGTGATCTTGTCGCCGCCGGTCAATGCCTTCAGCTTGCTCTCGGCCCAGCGGCTGCCCTGTTCAGTTTCGATGGCGGAGACGACCCGCGCGCCCCGCAGTCCCGCCATATCGGTCGGGTGGCGATCGCCGTGGCTCGCCATGAACATGTCCATCGCTGCGACCGTTGCGTAATCACCCGTGATCGCAGTCAGGGTGTTGGCGAACACCGACTTGCCGTTGGCTCCAGTGCCGTAGAGGAAAAACAGGGCATGCTCGGTCGTGACACCGGTCAGGCAGTAGCCCGCCATGCGCTGAAGGTATCGCTGCAGTTCCACATCGCCGCCGGTGACGGTATCAAGGAACTCCAGCCAAACTGGACAATCCCCCTGCGGTGACGCGCTGGTGATCTTGGTCATGTAGGCCGGGCGGTCATGCGAGCCGAGAAGCCCGGATTGGAGATCGACGATCCCTGCCGGCGTGTTCAGCGCCCAGGGGTTACGATCCCAGACCTCGGTGGTCTCGGCATGGCGGCGATCGGCCCGAGCGATACGCTCGACGGCTGCAATGGTGGATGCCGACGACAGCTTGGCCTTCAGCTTGGCGCTCGCCGCCTTGCGGGCCGCTGCCCGACATATCTGTCGTGACAGGTCATAGGCCTGCAGCGTGTCCTCCTTCCGCCAGACCGTGCCCGACCAGTTCAGCCACTGACCCCAGGCCGCGACGTATCGCCAATCCTCCGCATGCTGGTCGGTGAACGACTCAGCCAAGGCATCTTCGGTCAACTGGACTGGAGCCGAACTCCCGCCGCTGTGGCCGCCACCTTGGGGTGGTCCGCCACCGGGATCCGCATCAAGATAGTCCTCGCCGTAGTTGGCGCTGTCGAGCTTCCATATTTTCTCGGCCTCGTGCCGAAGGCGCGATTCCTCCCAGGGCGGATCGATGCGGGCGCTGTTGTAATCGACAATTTCAGCCCACGCCTGCGCCGCGGTAACATGGCCTTCGCGGCATCGGCGGATCCAGTAACCAATGATCCGCGACAGGGCCTCGAAGCGGGTCGTGCCGTCAACGCCGCCTTCGCGGACGACGTGGCTGAACAGCTCAGTCACCGCTCCGGAAGTCACGCCGGCGTTGTTGAAATCGAGATCTGACGGAACTTCCCCCTCGAGCGGGGGCATGGCCATCACAGCCTCGACCAAATCGCCGAGATCATGATCCCGCGTCCGGCAGTGGAGGATTTCAACAAGCCGCTGCGTGCCGGATTTTGCGTGTACAGAACCTGCCACCCGGATCGGCTGGTGCGGCGAGCGAAATGACGGATCGCCGCCAACCTTGCAGGCGATCATGTGCCGGGCACGGCAGACGGTGGTTATATCGTCGCCCTCGGCCGGTTCGGACAGCCGCCAATAGAGGTGCAGCTTGCGCTGGCCCTCTGGCGTGATGCCGCCCGATGCCACCTCGAGACTGGGTTCACCCAGATGCCGCGCCAGGTGATCCCGCTTGGCGCCGATGTCGCCATGATCGAGATCGACCAGCACCACCTGGGTCTGGGCAATGTGCTCGGCCTTGGCTTCACCAGCCGCCAGCACAGTCCCCGGGACCACGAACAGGGCCATGCCATTGTCGGCCGCCCAGCCGGCCTGGACCGCCAGCTTCCCTGCCAATTCGGCGTCGTTTTCCATGAAAGGGGTGTGAGGCATGTGATCGCCGCCGCCTTTTTCGGCAAGCGCGCGGACGGGTACGAAATGCTCGCAATAGCCCAACACCATGTCGGTGAAGGTCGCGATCATTGCGGGGTCTGGTTTGACGGGCGGCTGTACCGCTTCGTTGTCAGCCGCCATCATGACCAGCACCGCTGCTTCCAGTCACACCACATGCATTCGAAATGATCGGGATCAGCCGCGACGCGTGGGAGCCATTCACCGGCGTCGCATGCCTGCAGGATCCGCACGGCCTTATCGCTGCAGGCCTGGGCTAGCGCACCGTTGAACGGCACCAGCTCATGCCAGAGCTCGCAGGTGTCCTTGTTGATCGCGGTGAATACGGCCGGATGGTCCGTCAGGCCGAGATAGGCCTGGTAGAGCGCGATTTGCGCAGCGTAGACGGGCTTCGAGACAGCCACTCCGCGCTTCACGATGTCTCGCCAGTTCTTCGCGTTGGCGGACTTGCACTCCCACAGCGCCGGCACGGCCAGGTCGTCCGGACCTGCCACGATGACGCCATCGATGTGCCCCCGAACCCGGCCGTCCGCGACGGCAAATCCGAACTGGTCGCCCGATGAATTGCGCGTGCGCAGATCGTATCCGGCCTTAGTCAGCCAGTCGACAGCAAGGTCCTCGAACACATGGCCCACCGCGAAAATCCGCAGGGTCTTGCCATTGAACTCCCGTTCGGGATCGCGCGGGACCTTCAGATATTCATACTGCAGCTTACGCGCGCAGCTTTCGCCAAGCCTGCTGCCGCCAAGGTATGCCCGCGGTTCGCGCGTGCTGTTTTCCAAGGTGAGCGCGGTGTCGATCCGGGCGTTCACCACATCGACGAACTGGGGAGGTTTCTCCCGGTGGTTGAAATCGAGCGGGTCCATCAGAACGGCACCTCCGGCGCGCTCTCCCACATCGACCGCTGGAAGCCATCGACGGCGGCTTCGGCAAGGGCGGCCGCCTGTTGGTCGGTCAGTTCGTTGAAGCGCCGGTGCCAGCCGATCCCAGCCATTGCGCCGCCCATGCTTTTCATCGCGGCGATGAGGGCCGCGCGTTCGCGATCGCCGGGATTATCCATGGCCGGCCATCCCGGTCAGGACCACCAGCGTAAGGGTGGGCATATGATTCGCTGCTGCGACGGCACCGACCACCAGAATGGTCGGGTCTGTGGAGCGATTTATGTGGATAGCCAGGCGATAGCTGGCGACCCGGGAGCGGACACGTAGCCCGCTAAAAAACCTCAGAAAACGGTGCATTTGACAGGACTCCAGATGGTCCTGTCACCTACCGGCGCGTCATTTGAACTGTCGGGAGAACAAAATGAGAATTTACCCTCTTTCGCCTGATTGCGTGGGCGATAATGTGTGCAGCGACCAACCTGACCAGTTCCCGGAGCCTATATGTCGACTTTCAACCCACGTACTTTCCTGCATCCGGATCGACTGTCGACAATCGCGCCACATATCCTTTTCCAATTCTTGAGCAATTGGCAGGCCTTTTTCGATTCCAAGAGCTTCGATCTCACCCCGCTCACGTCGGGGAAGCCGCATTACGAAGAAGTGGCCAAGGTTCTGCTCGCTTCAGATGGAACCATGCCACCTGAAATGGTGGATGCACTTCATTACGTCGACGAGATGGCGCGCGATGACGCGATTGATGAGTTGCTGGAACGAGCCAAGGAAGACGGACATACGATCACGGTCACACCGGATAGTTCATCGGCTGATGCTGCCATCCAGGTCTGGCAGGCGAACCCCGATCTCCTGATTGAGATCCACGCCGAAACCCTCGCGCTTAAGCAGCAAAGGTTCATGTATTTCGCCGGCAAGAAAACCAATCGTCGCGATCTCATGAAGCATACTCCCGAAGAGGTGGCGGATATCCAGTCCAAGGTGGATGACTGGTTTGCCAGCAAACGTCGCGGGCGGGGGAGCAGGGTCTTCTTTTTCAAGAATGACAAGAAGGTCTGGATCGTCATTCGTCACGGCAGGCCGATGCAGCGTGAGGGCAGCCACAACGATGACGGGTCAACCGACATCGCCTTCTATCGTCCGCAAGAACACGATGTACTCGTGTATGATCGAGGGCGCGATGAAATGGGCATCAACTGCAGTTCTCCGCCTCAGCGTACCCAGTACCTCGAGACGCTGGGTGAAGTGCTCTTCGGCGATAAGGAGTATTTCGACACTGCTTTGAAATACACGCTCGATCCGCTGATCACGTTGGGTCATGCCGCATTGGCGTGTGAGGACGTTGAGGGCATCGACGCTATCCGCCACGGTGAGATCCAGATCCGCCACGGTGGGGGATTCCTGATTTTCAGGGCCAATGACGTTTTCGGGTCGGACTCGGCTTTCATCAGAGAGCGGCTGCAGAATGGGCCGATCGATCGTGCGAGCTTCAAGGTCAGGTTTGTAAACTCGAAGAATCCACTGACGGTCAACATCCTGCCTGCCAATGTTGCGCGGTATAGCCAGAAGGGGGACAGCGCAGCCGTCGAGGAATGGCTCAAGAAGCGCGGGTTCGACATTTCCGAGGCCGTAGATGGGGAAGAGGATGACGACGGCGCTCTGGAACGCGATTGAGACTATCCCGCCTAGCGGGGGAACGCGAAAACACTGGCAAATGGTAACGGGTTCGGATTGGGCTGCGGCGTCTACCCTGTTGCGCGTGACCGGAATGCAAGCAGAGACGATCCCCTGCTTCAAGATCCGGCCGGGCGGATGCTACCGATCGATCATCAGGCACAATGCTGGCAACATCCGGGCAGTTTGTGCTGAGCCAGAAAAGCTCTGCAGCAGCGAGAAATTGACCGTTGCCGATGCGGAGCAGCTGGCGGTGGATCGGGTCAAACTGGCTGCGTCTCTTGTACGGGCACTACAATTGACAAACGGGAAGCCTCCGCTGGCTTCGGGAAACCTGCTCAACCTTGGACACCACTATGTTCATGCAGGCTTGGGATTTCCGGTGTTCCTGCTTCTGGGTGAGGGCAATTTGATCGATGCAGCGACCCTCTTCGCTGACATCGAGAGCCTCAAGGGCACGAAGCTGGTGCTGACGCCCACAGATGCAGGTCTGGGATCAGCGGCAAGAACCTATTTGGCCAAAATTGGTGCCACCACCATGGCTCTTACTGGCTTGGTCGGTTTCGACACCGGCGGGACGCTGGCATCGATCGCACCGATAGAGCAGCTTTTCGCAACCTTACGAGCCGAATTCGAAAATGCGGATGACAAAGCGGAATGGCTCCTGCCCGCCGACGCTACCTGGTCGAAGATCACTATAGAGTTTCGCGAACTGCAGGAAATCGAAGCACAGTATCAGGGCGTGAAGCCTAAAAGGCTTGCACCTCAGGATCTGCGGCTATGGGATTTTGAATCAAATCGTCCGAAAGCAGGTTGGGAAGTGCTGGCAAAGATCCCCGACAACGGCGGAATTTTGAAACCCTTGAATGACAAAACTCGCAAGCAAACCCACGAGGCATTCAAGCAGACCAAGAAGCAGCTGAAAGAGGCTCTTGAAGAGGTCGTCTCGATCCCCGGAGATCCTTTCCAGTACGATTACCGCGAAAAGGTCTACCGCCCACTCTTCATCGTCCGGTCGGATGCCCTTCGGCAGGGGCGTGAGGACCAGAACTGGTGAAACTTC